CGAATGGACAGTATTCTATTTTATCTAAAATAGTAGTATAGTTTTTTCCTATATCTATTTTGTCACCTACTTTTAGTTCTTCTGTTTGTGTCATCTCGTTAGTTGTTAGTGAAGGTTAAAATGGGTTATCTTCTGTATTAATTACTATATCATTTTCCTTTGGCAGTTGTTTAGCGTTTAGAAATTCGGTGTTTGGTTGTAAGGCCCCTAATGTTTCCTGTTTAGGCTCATCATTTATCCAATTACTATAATCTGGCGTCCCTTTATAATATCTAGTGCTATCTGGTTCGTATGAGTATGAAGTCATTTCTTCATGGCCCCAATGACTAAATTTAACTTTTTGCACATAAATATAAGCTTGACTTAATACCTTGTCCCGATAAACACAAATACCATTGTCGGCTTTATTGTAAAAGTTTGAGGACCCATTAATATCATAAAGAGTTGGAACGTCAAAGTTCTTGCCATCTGATTTTCTCATCTTAGTTGGATGGGCCACAAGAAAACAATGAACATTATTAACCTCACAAAATGTAACTATTTTATCTAAGGACCTACCAATATCATTTGTGGAACCATCCCCTTTATGTTCTAGTTTATTCCAGGCATCTATAACAAAAAAGTCAAGGCCCTTACGATATTTTAACTGCTTGCAATGGTTTAAAATTGAATCTAAAGTAAAGTCTGTTTCTGGTTTAATAAAGAAAAACTTATTATTTAGGTATTTTTTAACACTATCCAAATCATAATGACTCATTCTGTTAGGGCCATCCCATGCTTTGCCTACAATTTTACGGGCCATCTTACTAAAATGTAATTGACTTGGCCTATTTTCTGGACTGTAAAAGGCGCCATTCCATCCATGAAACCTTCTTAAGTGTACGCAAATATTATCTAACCATTCAGATTTTCCGTGTGAAGGTATGCCAGTTATAATTGATAAATACCCTTTTACAATATTTAATCTAAAACCATCTATTTTAAGGTCCACCCCTTTATCTAATCCGTTTTCGTAAAGGTCGTTAATATCTTCAGCCATGTCCGATATTGTAAAAACACCTTCTAATGGAAATTCTTTTGCATCTGTTATACTTTCAATAATAGCTTGTAAATCATATTTATTCAAACAATCGTTAGCATCTTTAGAATCCTTAAACTCTACAAATTTACATTTTTCACGGCCTATACGATCCGCTAACTGATTTCTTAAATTTCGGCCAGCTATGTCGTTATCTAAACAAAGGTAAATTTCCGGACATTCAAAGAGTTGGTCCACAACCTCATCAAAATACGATAAATTATTATTTCCAGTACTGGCCCCATTTGGAACTGATAATACATTTTTGTAACCGCATTGGTCCAAAGTTAAACAGTCTGGCTCCCCTTCAACAATATAAATCCTTTCTTTAAAATCTACATGGTTTAGGTTATACATAATCAATTTTGAATCCTTATGTAGTTTAAAGCTCTTTTTAGGCCCTCTATATTTAATGTTAGTTAATTCCCCATTAACATCAAAATAGTTAAAATTAATGGCCCCTACGTTACCGTATTCTGCAAAATACTCAATTGATTCCGTTAACTGAAACCTTACTAATGTTTCTTGCTTAATCTTACGGCCCTCAAAATATTTAATTGTTTTGTCTGATAGGTCCGTTTTGTTTTTCCAAACTGGCTTAATATAAACTTTATGGTCCATTGGCCTATCTTCTTTTAATCTGCCCTTCCAATTACAGTGAATGCAGTTCCAAACTTTCTTATCTAAATTAACGCCTAAACACTTATCTGTTTTCTTTTTACGAGTATGTGAACATTGTGGACAAGTAGTTTGATATTGGCCCGTTGTTTTATTGCTAGGTACTGAAATACCATAATACGAATAATCTTCCATAATTACATTTTACCTGCGTTTCTATAAAATTCCTCTGCTTCTTCTAAAGTTCTGCTTTTGGCCCCATTATCATTTTCTTTTATGTATGGCAAAGTATTTAACAAGGCACTTTTCCAATTGTTAATTTTTTTATCGTTTCCGTTTTTCCAATCATTAGCAATCCAACTATCATACTTAAATTTTAAATCTATTTGATTAACATTTGGTTTATTTTGTAAAGCATAAGATAAAAATTCTTCAAATACAGGTATTATATTATCTTTTCTTTTCTTATCTTTTCTTATAGCTATACCTTTTTTAATAGCCTCGCCATTAGCCTCGCCATTAGCCTCCCTATGTTTTGCCCATCTAGCCTCAGCTCCAGCCTTTCCGTTATTTGAGTTTTCTTTATGAATTTTATGGCGCTCTTGCCATTGGCTATCAAGAAAACTAATTTTCGCTATGCCATTTTTATCCTTTATAAACCCTTCGGCTATTAGCGAAATTATAGCCTCGCCATATCTTTTTTGTAGCGTGGCTATTTTTATATCACAATCATTGGCCCAATAAATTGCACAAACATTTATAAAAATTCCTTGTATCTCATAAGATTCAAGTGTAATTTTTTTACCTAACCATTGGTCCGAAAAAAATTTAAAATAAGGAAGTTCTTTAGACATTATGTTGTTTTATTTTTAAATCGTTCAATTTCAATATACACATCATTGAGGCTAAATTTAGTTTTAACCTGGCATTTACTACCCTGAATATCTACATAAACCTTACCTTGTATTTTGGTAAATTCTGTATTTGCTATAACTTTAGTTTGTATCATAATTAAAATGGTAAAATATTTTTGTTTAAAAAGTAATATTCTTGATTAAAATATGGATTTTTTACAACCTCAACAACTTCATAAAGTTCGTTTTCGTGTAATAATTTATCCCCTTTTGCCATTATTTTATAGCCGTTACCAACAATAAACTTATCAGTAAAAATAAATAGCCGCTCTATTTTAGCTCTTCTATTTCTAAATTCTACTTGTTCTTTTGTAAATTCTGAATCCATGATTTTAATATAAAAGAAAAACCCTAATGATTAAGTCTGCTTACGAAGCAAGTAAGGGATTCACTCCTTACACTTAATCATTAGGGCTATCTAATGTTTTAATGTGAATCTATTTTAGAGTTGGTTCGTGACTCCAACAATGCAAAACTAACTAATTAAATCTACACTACCAAATTTATTTTAGCTAATTTCAAAAATAATATACTCTTCTGATTTTGGAACTACTTTTTTATGTACGTTTAATTGTGTAATGTATCTGTCATCAAAACCATACTTTTTTACCAGGCAATCTAAAAATGGTTTAATTCCATTATCACAGTCGCTAAGCATGCTACTATAACCAAACTCAATAAATACCTTTATATCTCGTGTAGGAACGTTTTTAATAGTAGGTAATAGAAACATCATTTGTCTTATGTAAGTGTCGTATTTAGGTGTCCTAAATCTCCTGCCTTTAAAACATTCGTTTATTGAGATTGGTTTTATTTGTAGTTTGATCACATACAAATATACAAAACTCCCCAGTAAATTTACATCTACTGGGGAGGGGTTAGTTTAGGGTTTTCCTTATCTCTAAATTTATATTATGATAAATATCAGTTATATTATTAACATATTCCTCATTAACCATATTTTGTTTTTCTAATTCAGAAAGTAGTTTAAATCCTTGTTGCTGCCAAATATTAAACTCTTGCTTAGCCTTTTGTTTATACTCTTTTGTAAGAGCCGTAGACTGTTCTACGGTACTCTTAAAAAGGGCTATTAGTATTTGAGTTTCTGTTTGTATCATTACATTTCAGAGTTATCAGATTCAAATAAATTAACTTGTTTTGCAGTTTCAATAAATCTTTTTTCAACTAAAGATAAATTAATCTTTGCTTGTTTAAAGTAGCTATCTTTTAATTCAATTCCAATAGCTTTACGACCTAATGAAATTGGGCTATAAACCTCACTACCAACACCCATAAACGGAGTTAAAACAACTTCATTAGGATTTGAATATAACATTACAATTCTATCAATTACATCTAATTGTAATGGGTGAACGTGCTTTTCATCATCTTCTTCTTTACTATCTCTAAATGGTAAAATATGGTCTATTCTAATATCATCCCATACAGAGCTAGCGTAACGCTGCCAAATGTAATGACTTAATTTATTTGATTTTGGATCTTCGTGGTTTATAAATTTAGTGTTTAAATATTCCCATAACTGAGCTTCGTTAAAATCAGAATCATTAGCATTATTCCAAGCTCTTAAAATATTTGGTAAAATTGGAGTTTCACCAGCATAGTATTTTAAACCGCTTTCATGTGTTACTGGAACTTCATTTTCTCCTTTTTTAGTAAATATCAATACATAATCTGGCATAGCTGTAAAACATTTAGTACTATCTTCAACAATAAATTTGTGCATTAAAGATTGTACCATTGTACGCATACGAACTTT